CATTGGCATCCAGCGTACAGCCTGTTTCACCCATTGATTAAGGCGAAGCTGCCTAAAACTGTTCTCCTCAGCTGGGTTTTGCCTTGCTGATTCAAATGCTGCTTTAACTTTATCCATGCTGACGGTGATTCCCAAAGAAGGATTTGCTTTCTTCCAAACTTTTGGGTCTGTCCAGTCATCCTCAATATCTGCCCCATATATAATGGGATAAAAGGTAGGGTCATTTTTTCTGCCATTTATAATATCCAGCGCCTTCTGGTGTACCTCCCAGCAGATACTATTCTGATTATCTCCAGCAGTAGTTATAAGGAAATACAGCGGTTGCGTTCTTGCATCACCACTGCCCTTGGTCATAACGTCATACAGCTTTCGGTTCGGCTGGGTATGAAGCTCGTCAAACACCACACCGTGGGTGTTGAAACCATGCTTGTTTCCAACATCGGCTGAAAGCACTTGATAAGTACTGCCTGTCGGCTGATAGATGAGCCGCTTCATTGAGTCGAGGATTTTCACTCGCTTGGACAGCGCCGGGCACATACGTACCATATCCGCCGCAACGTTAAAAACGATGGATGCCTGATTGCGGTCAGCAGCACAGCCGTAAACCTCAGCGCGTTCCTCGTTATCTCCGCAAGTGAGCAACAGGGCAACAGCCGCCGCAAGCTCACTTTTTCCCATTTTCTTAGGTATTTCCACATAAGCGGTATTAAACTGCCGATAGCCGTTAGGCTTCAGAGTTCCGAATACATCGCGAATTATCTGCTCTTGCCAGTCGATTAACTCAAAAGGCTTTCCAGCCCATGTTCCTTTGGTATGTGAGAGGGCCTCTACAAAAGCAACTGCATAATCGGCGGAGGACTTATCATAGATAGAATCTGCCGACTTAAACCGGGTTGGTGTGTATTTCTTAAGTTTTCGTATATCCGCCGCCCCCTTCCGAGCATAAAAATAGACCTGCATCAAGCAAGCCTTCAAAATCTATCTGTACGAGAAACAGAGCCGTTTTTGGCACTGTTCTCTGTAAGAGTTTTGTTAATTATTTCTCCTCACCGGTCATGATGAAATGGGCATAATCCTTACAGTTTTCTTCAAGGTATACTACCAGTTCATAGAAACCTTTATCGTAGGCGATGCGCTGCACCGTCGCTACATCAAACATATTCGTCAGCCCAGTGTCGCGGATGGCGAGTATCTGTTCCTTTATCTTTTTATCCATTTTCGTTCTCCTTTGAATCCTCTACAGCCTGCTTAAGAATGCCGATATCGAAATCTGCACTCTTATAACCCTCTAAAATAACGCTGTAATAATAGCAACTTGGAGTGCCAAGTGGCCTGCCATCGTTCATGATGTACACCATAGTTTCTACGTTCTTTTTGCCAAGTTTCACTTTGACCGTTTCCTTTCGGTAGAGGAATGGGAAACCCTCGTAGCGGTCGAGTGCTGCTTCGTCAGCCGGGGTAATCTCCCACAACAGGCATGGCACTGACTTGCCCTTAAAAGGCTCCACCGTTGCCACAGCACCGCCGTGTCCGCCTCGAAACAACAGCTGGTAGTCCTTTAAAACAACTGGCCCAACCGGCTTAGCTGTGGGGCAACGATGCGCCATTTGCTCAAGATTGAGATTTGAACCATAGGCGAGATAGAATGTTTTATTCATAGTCTTTGTCCTCCTTATTTTTGAGGGGCAACCGTTCAGGCTGCCCGAAATCGCCAAGCTGCCGAGCCATCCAAGTGGGCAGTCAGGTGCTCCCGGCAGTTTGCGAATTCCTCGCCGATGAAGCCGATGCGGTTAAGGTAGGTCCGCATTGCGAACTTTTCATTCTCAACCTGTGGCTTCTTTGCTGAGGCACATTTCTGTGTCAGTGCCTGGCGGTTGAGAGCGAGGGCGAGAACAATGTAGCTTCTTATCTTACCTGCATGCAACTCGCTGTTAAAGCCCCTAAGCTCGACCGTATGGTTGCCCGTGAAAAAGCTGTGCAGGTTAAGGAAGTGGTATCGGCTTGAATGGTAGTGGCGGCTGGTGCTTTCGCTGTATCCCTCATACCAAAGGCTCTCAATGGCTTCCATTGTTTTCGGCTTGTTTCGATTTAGTTTTTCAACCAGAAGGCTATCCATCTTTTTGCAGTAACTCATTCGTTCAGGTGCTATCTGTAAAGCCTTGTAAAAAAGGTCGTTTTTGCTGGCGATGATGTTCACAAAGTTCCTTATGCTCCTCGGTGTGTGGTCTGAGCCGTCAAGGTGTATGTGAATCCCGCAGGAGTTGTTTGCAAATCCTCCGGCGTGGCGAAGCTGCCTGACCAGTTCCTGCAGCGTTTCGATGTCCTCACGGTAGGTTAGTATGGGGCTGACCAACTCTACGCTGTATTCGCGGGTGGAAGCTACCTTCTGGCGTCCTTGTTTCTTTTGGCAAGAAATGCTGCTGTCGCTCATAAGCTTCCAAACTCGTCCGTCAGGGGTCGTTACCTTCTTGGTGTCGTAATAGTCGCCTGTCTGTGTAACCGTTCCGCCAAGGTAGTCGGCTGCGACCTTGGCTGCTTCATTTCTTGTGATGCCAGTAAACTCAATTTCAATCCCGAATCTGCTTGTAAACATGTGGTTTTCCTCCTGAATGTGTATGTTTTGTGCCTTTCGGCATGTACATATATCACTCTAAAAGGTTTATATAGCAAGCAAAATCCGAGAGATAAAACACATCAATTTATGGGTGTGTTTCTACGAAACCATATTCCCTTACAGCTTTCGCACGGCATCCTCACCGTACACAACTCCGAGAGATGAACCTCTATCCCAGGAGCAGAAAATTGTACCCGTGTCGTCCACGAAGTCCACGGTTCCTTTGTCGCCGGGCCTTAATTTGGAATAAGGGTCGTTCATGTGTACCAATTTCACTCGTGTGCCAGACGGGTATTGCTTACGTAGACGCTCCACTGTATCCTTCGAAGGAAAGTTATTCACCAGCCGTTACCTCCTCATCTTTAGGTGGTGCGCCATTCTTAAAGGCGCTATTACCTGATAAGTTCTTTAGCAGAATTTTGCGTTCCGTTTTGTATTCAGAGCCGACGAAACCGAGCCGAAGTAGGAAACAGCGAAAAGCGTACTTCTCATTTTCCACTTGCTTTTCAGTAGCATTAACTCTTTTCTGCATTTTTGCCATCTCGCAAAGCGCAGTAGCAAAATGGGTGTAGGTTTTGACCTCATCTGAGGAAAGCTCTCCTTGAAACCAAGGGAAGCTGATAGTTTCTTCACCTGCAATAATGGGAATACAATCGGAACCGAGAGCTTTTTTTATTAGTAACGATTTGCTTTCAACCAATCGTTTGAGGTTTTCAAGAGCCATATCTGTGAAAGCTGACCTTGGCATCTCGATGGTCAAATGGTTAGCTTCGAGTGCATCACTTTGCTCGGGTTCTACATATACGGGTGGCTCCTCATAATCGTGGTAAGGACTAACCCTGCCACCAAGAGCGCATTCGTAAGGAATTTGAGCATCTTCCGGTAATGGTTCTGATTCTGCGAGTGGAGTGTCGTATTCTTCTGAAATAGCCTTGAAGTCGTGCAATCCCTGCAAGTCGGCAACCAGGCCGGGATTGTCAGCTCCTCTGAGTATCCCGTTCTTGTCGATGTGGTAGCTACCAACCTCATAAGCGAAGGTAGGTGCACCGAGGTATTTTGTTGGAGCATTTAGTTCCTGACTGATTGCGCCTACCAGTGATTTTCGTTTTGCGCCTGTTACATTATAATTAATCTGCATTTTTCATACCGCCTTTCTTTTTCGGTACTACATATATCACTCTAAAGGCTGTTAATATCAAGTTATTTAGAGCATATTTCTGTAGAAAATACCGTTCTATTGATCTGCGGTAAACTCGCTGTATAGTGTTTTGTTGTTACATTTTTTAAGCACCCAAAAGTATGAATGATACTTACGTGCATGTTTTTGATTCTGCTGCCATTTTGCTGTTATTCTGTTCTTAGAAAGTAAGACAAAAAAATCAATAGGGTAGAAGCCTAAGTCAATTGCAGTGTTATAAATAAAGCAGTGGCTAAAATACTGCTTGCCACTGCTCACTTTATCTTGGCATTTAAAAATCAATATGCCATCTGGCTTTAAAATCCTATAAAACTCCTTCATCGCATTTTCATAAAATCTAAATAAAGCCAATTCGTTTTGATATACCCCAAAGCGTTTATTGATCACATTGCTATTATCAACCTTATTCAAGCTCCCTCCGGTAGTAGCAAGAAACGGAGGATCAAATATGATGGTATTCAAACTACAATCAGAAAGAGGGAGTTTTTCCGCATTACACTTTACAACTCCCTCTATTTGAGGATTTATATCAAATTTGTATTCTGGCTCTTCTATCCCTGTTTCCTTATAAAAACAACCTTTGGAATAGGTGGGATCACAATCTATCTTGCCGCTTTTCGAATGAAGTTCCAGTATGTTTTTAATTATTTCTCCCTGAGAATATGAAATACTTTTTATCATGACTGTAACTCTAATAGATCTTTATAGGAAAACTGCTTGTTATCTCTAATACAAAACACACCATCATCATTTTCGACTTGCTCTATAAACCTCTTTATAATGACGTCGCAGTACTTTTCATCAAGCTCAATGGTGTAGCAAATACGCTCAGTCTGATCGCAGGCAATGAGTGTACTTCCTGAGCCGCCAAAAGGGTCAAGTACGATGCAGTTGCTCAGGCTTGAGTTGAGGATCGGGTATGCTACCAGCGCTACCGGCTTCATGGTTGGATGGTCAGCGTTTTTCTTTGGCTTCTCAAATTCCCATATGGTGGTCTGCTTACGATCAGCATACCAGTTGTGCTTTCCAGACTTCTTCCAGCCAAAAAGAACAGGCTCATGCTGCCATTGATAAGGCGAGCGGCCGAGAACAAGCGACTGCTTTTTCCAGATGCAAGTACCGGAAAGGTAGAAACCTGCTTCCGAGAATGCCTTTCTGAAATTTAGACCTTCAGTATCTGCATGGAACACATAAATAGAAGCATCCTTCGCCATCACCGCTTCGGTGTTCTTAAACGCCTCAAGCAGAAAGTTGTAGAATGCTTCATTTCCCATATTGTCATTCTTGATTTTGCCAGCCGTACCTTCATAATTGACATTGTACGGAGGGTCGGTTACAACAAGATTTGCGAGTTTCCCGTCCATCAGTAGTGTGAAAGTGTCAGCCTTAGTGGAATCACCGCAGACGAGCCTGTGCTGCCCAAGCATCCAAATATCACCTTGCTTGGTGAGTTCAGGCTTTTGCAGTTCAGCATCCACATCAAAGTCATCATCATGAATACCGTCCTTAAGCGAATCCTTAAACAGCGCATCCAGTTCGGCAGGCTCAAAGCCGGTGAGGGAAACGTCAAAGTCCGCTCCCTGCAAATCTGCAATAAGAAAAGCCAGCTTATCCTTATCCCAATCACCGCTGATTTTATTAAGGGCGATGTTGAGAGCCTTTTCTTTTTCCTCATCCATTTCAATAACCACACACTCAACTTCCATGATGCCCATATCAAGAAGCACCTTCAAACGCTGGTGACCACCGACAACATGAGATGTGGTCTTATTCCATATAACGGGTTCAACATAACCGAACTGCTCGATGGAGCGTTTCAGTTTTTCGTATTCTGGGTCGCCGGGCTTCAAATCTTTTCGAGGATTGTAGTCGGCTGGAATCAACAGCTCAGTTTTCAGTTTTTCTATCTGCATATTTCTCAGCCGCCTTTCTTAAATTTGTGTACATGTTTACATCCTCCCACGGGAACAGACAGGAA